GTTAGTGCCGTTGTAATAGAAATTCATCCCCAACTGCATTGATCCGCCAGTTGAGGCCAAAGATGCACCTGACGTTGAAAATAAATCAAGCGCTTTGAACGCGCTCCACGCACTCGGCGTCACCCCAATCCCCACATTACCGCTGGAGTCGATGGTTGCATATCCAGAGCCTGTTCTTGAGTTAAACGAATAAGCGTCCGAAAGCAAAACTAAGCCGCTAGTGCCATTCGTATACATTCCAGTTGTCTGTGCTGTTGCAGACGCAAAAGAGCCAGAGCCAATTGACAATTTGTTAGCAGGACTTGTAGTACCAATCCCCACATTCCCATTTGAATCTATCCGCATACTCTCTGCACCACCCTCCGTAAAGGCAATGGTATCTGCGGCAGGGGAGAAGATTCCTGTGTTTGTGTCACCTGTAAAGGCAATAGATGGAGCAGCGGAGGTACCTGCGCCAACAATAACCGTTGTAATGTTTCCTGTGGTTGCATTGGCGGTCGTAGCAACCATGTTGGTAACAGTTACATTGCCGCCATTGATCGTAACGTTAGAGAGAGTTTCTACGTCTACCGTTACATTATCTAAGGTTACGTTACTAATAACTCCACCCGTGATCGTAACATTACTAGATTTTAGGTTAGCAAGAATTTCAGAACCACTGTTAATGCCATTAACGGCATTAGCAAGCGTAGAAAAATTAGTATCTAGTTGCGATAACGGAATAGATGTCGTTGCGTTGGCAAACGTATTGGGTATGGTTACTGGAAGTGCCATTTAGAACCTCGCTCTTAATTCATGTTCAAGTTGGAAACCGTTAATAGTGAACGGAGTTGTTTCACCTGTTAATGTGATGCCAAGGTATTTTCCATACATCTTAGCGTCAGATCGATATAAATAGTAGTCTGTACCGCCTAATACAGTGGTAGAAGTCCATCCAATCGGTGTACCACTAGAATTAGTCCACTGCACTACTTGATTAGAGTTGTTTGTCCAATCAATAGAGTTTTGAAATAGTATTGGTGGAGACTGTTGATTTTCAGAATCTATGTACGCTGCAAAGTTAGCAAATCCTGAACTAAGGGTCGCCTCAATACCTACTTTCAAAGATTGCTTGTCCCTAATTGGATCGCCCATAGGCCAGAGGGCTGAAACAACCTCCCAATCAATACCGTTGGTATCGTTTTGGTAAAACTTAATAAAGTCTTGCCCAGTGGTGCCATACATAATAATGTTGCCGGATATGACAGCAGAGGCAGTGCGGGTAATCGTATCGCCTTGGCTAGTAAAGAACCACTTACGATCAAAGAAAATAGCCTGAATCTTACGCGGGGTAATGGTGCCGTTAGTCTGCTCGTTGTAAGTAAACGTCCATGAGGCACACAAAATGTTGTTCAGCAACACCTGTCCGGAAGTGATTGGCTTACTAAAATCTACCTCTGGAAATATGCCATCAATATCATCGCTGATCTTTGACGTTGTAGCGCCGACCAGAGCGTAGATACCATAACGGTTCATAAACAACATGGATCGGAAATACGGGAATATCGCGTATTTGAAGCCAGAGCCAATAGATGCGCTGACGTTGGTATTGGTGAAAATTGTCTCACCTGTGTTGCTATTGACCCGCACATCGGAAAAGACGTTAATTGAGTCTTCACCAAAAATGTACAAAAAGTTGTTAGCAGCAATAATTGCCGCTATGTCTGTTCTTAGCGTTGAGTCGGTAAGCGTAATGAATCCACTAGATACCGATACAAAATCATTGTAAGTGTCAGCAGCAGAGTAGTAAACCGTGCGACCATCAGCAATCCAAGTACGACCACTGAAAGTGGCAATACCAGTGCCATTTTGACTAAAAATAGTACAAGTGACGTTAGCGCCAGACCCGCTTCCTCCATCCGTGATCGTGACCGTAGGTGCAGATGTGTACCCACTACCCGCCTCTGTGACGATGATTTGAGAAACCGCATTTCCAACTAACACCACCTCTCCGGTAGCCGTTACCCCTCCAGTTTCTCCCGGAGGCCCGAAAGTAACTACTGGGGCAGAATAATTGCTACCACCATTGTTTACAGTTACAGTGCCAATCGATCCTATGCTAACAAGGTTTGTTCCGTCCCAAGTTTTGTAACCTCTTGCTGGATCAATAATTAGGATTCGGTCATTTTTCCATTGCACAATCTGCATATTGGCATTGGAAAAGGTATTTGCAGGGGCAAGATTAGACAGCGTATTAGTTTCAACGTTTACGTATTGAGCGCGTCCATCTTCCTGAAACGCGTACATAAATTCAGTATTGTTGATATTTGCCGAGGCCATATAAGTGACCGTATTGGCAAAACTAATGTTATCTAGCGTATTTGGCGCATTTACGATCTTGATATTGCCGTAGCCGATTGGCTGTGTGTTTTCTAGCCAAGCAAACTCACCCTCACCGATAGCGGTACGGTTGTTTTTGACGTTTACGCCTTTAAAGTCCTTGCTTACGAAATAAGACTTTTTTTGCTCTACCGCTGCCATTTAATACCCCGACTGATAAACAGACGGTAGGCGGCGAGTGAAGGTGCTGTTTAACGCACCGAGGATTTGCTTCGTGTATTCTTGCTTGAAGATTTCCGATTCGCCGTAACTTTGTTCTTGATACTTGGCTTTGCTTGCTGCGTAGTACGCGACTGCTTCGTAGTACGGACTTGGGATGTCGGTGTCCGGCTGCGCCCCAGTGACAAGAGCCGATGGAAGAACGACAGTATCCAATTCAATTTCATATGCTTGATCCGGTTTCGGCCCTATGTAAACAGTTTTAGCGCCATATATGGAAAACCCTATAGGTCTACCATTGTAGTTTTGCCAGAAACGCAATTGAGCATTAAAATCCGTCCAAGCCATGTAATACATAGGCCAACGACTATCGCCCCAATAAAGGTTGATATTGAGAATGTCAATTGTGTTATTGCCTTGAGGCAGGTCAGAGTAGTCGATAGTCTCATCGCCTACCGATAGGGTAAAGGATTGCAGCACCCTGCGACACCCAGAGTCTTGAACCGTGTGACCACGGGCATCGTTAATGTAATCTGTTAGTTCTTGGTCAGTCCAGAAGTTACCATTAACGTCATGCAGCAATCGCCGCGTTTCGGTGATGTATTCGCTTAAAGTAGGCATTTTTTACCATTACTGTAATTGCTGGACTTTTGCCACACCTTTGCTCTCAGCCTTTTGGACTTTGGGCATTGGTGCGGCTACTCGTTCCACCACCGGGGCTGACAAGTGGACTTTCTTTGCAGGCTCAGATGAAAACGAAACTGTCTGCATACGCTCTAAAGCGCGGGGCAGATCAGTGTTCATCTTCATCCAACCAAGCCTTACAAAATATGGCTCTTTATTATCATCGCCGTAGCCAAGAATGTGCTTTGCAGCCTCAAGCGACAGTTCCACTTCTTTACCGCTTTCAAACGTGTATTCCACGTTTTCATAGCGACCAGTAAACGGAACGCCTCTATTGGTTACAAAGACACTCTTACTCATAGCGTGACAATATCTCCATAGATTGCTACGTCACAGGTAACACCTGTAGCCGCAGCATTGACGTTAAAAAACAAGGCAGGTGCAGTAAACACATTGGCATTTGCAGCAGAGGACAACGTAAGATTTACATACGATGCTGTGCTGGACGCGCCAGTTAATGTTTGAGTGTCAGCGACATCTGTACCGCCAGCAGCCGTAGAGGTATGAACCCCTACGTCAGCAGCAGTAGCGGAACCGCTAAAATTGCTCAAAGTAACTTGGCGCACAATGTACTTATTGCCGTCCTGAACGGAAACAACAGTGTCTCCCGTAGAGTCAAGTGATTGACCCTGCAAGAAACCAAGGCGCTTATACCCAAAACCATCCGGGTATTCACGGCCTACGGCATTTGCGTCCATAGTGCCTCCTTAGACGTTACCAAAGGTTTCGGGAGCAGCAGTTTCGCTTCCAACAACAACGTAAGTGGACGTTGCCAACTGGTTGCCCAAGTTGGTAATCCGCACGTTGGTACCGTCTGCAATCATAAAGCCACCAGTATTGTTTGCTATTACGCTAGCAAAACCTGTACCGGCAGATGAGTTATTCACCTGCACAGCCACGTTTGCAACGGGGTAGAAAACATAAGAACCAGCAGCAAGCACAGAAGAAGCACCTGAAGTCAGGCCAGTTGAGCCTGCAACAAAGTACGCAGCCGTGCTGTTAGCGTTTGCTGAAGCAAGGACGATTTTATTAAGGGCTAATGAAGGCATTGTCTATTTCTCCTTTACAGTGTCAGAGAGTTGTAGCCAGTAACCTTCGTCATCGACTTGGGCTTTGTGCTTACCATTTCAGCAATCATCAGCACAGCGCCGACATAACCGATTTGGAAGTTAGGCAGAGTCGATTCAAAGCCAGTAAACGCAAACGATGCCTGCTCATGGATGTACATGGACAGATAGTTTGTGTTCAGCAGGTACAGAGTACCTTCCGGGCAATAAGGATCAGGATAGATAGGAACGCCAGCAACCATCAGGGCGCGGAAAGCAGCCTGCGGGCCATTAGCATCAGCATCAAAACCAGAACCCGGAGTAATCATGTACTGCTCTTGGCCTACGTAGTCCTGAGCCAGAAGCGTCCAAGTACCAAAGCCGCAAACGCCAAAAGTAGGTACTTCAGCGCAGTTCTTAACGGTACCGGAGATGTACTGGAGTACGTTCTGACGGGTCGGGTTGACCGAGCCAGCGGCGTATTCCTTAGAAGCCCACCACGAATACTGGCTACGGCTGATATTGCCGTAGGTACCAGACGAATCAACAGCGATGGGCAAGCCCGTAAACTGCTGAGTGTCAGAAGTGTTCGTGTAGAGCGAGGTAGCCATAGCATCCATCATCACGTTGGTCGCGTCATTCATGCGAGCCTCAATGAGGGGGATGATTGCGTAATCTTGCTGTACTGCACCTTCCATACCGAGGAACGGTACGGGAGAGACAAGTAACTTCAAGTTAAACTCAGCGTTGTACGCGCCTTGCTGAACGCTAGGCTGTGCAAAGGAACCGGAATAATCCGACCACTGAGCGTTGACAAACTGCGACCCCTGAACGGGCACCGTCACCGATGACACACCGCCAGAAGCGGTTTGACTATTGGCGATCAGTGCAGCCATGAGG